CGTTAAGAACGTTTGCAGTTGCTGCAGTGTTAGCAATATAGAAAGGGGCTGCCATAACCATGGAGCCTGCTTCTGCAGTGCGTGTCTGATCTCCACCCGTGGAGCGCCATACCGATGAGGTAGTTGATGTTGCCATAATAAATTGTCCTTCTTACAAAGTTCGGCTTATCAATCATGTAAGTGTCTGCTGGGGCAGTTTGATAAGCGATTTACCCAGTTCGTATTATCTTACTACTTTTTTAGGTTTGTGCAAGTGATTTACACAAATAAAATGCCCCTCCGAAGAGGGGCTCCAAGTCACCGAAGTAACAAGGGGGGTAGTACTTAAGCGCCTGGCGAACCAAACATTCCCAATGGATCCGAGAATCCGAAGGAATAACGCTCACGAGACTTGTAGCGTACGTTGCCAGTGTCAAAGTCACCGTCCATTGAGTTGCTCAATGGTGTACGAACAAAGTGCTTCATGCCGTTTGGAACATCAGTGGTCAAGAACCATGCGTTTGTATCGGTCAGGTAGTTATTAACTGTATAACCTTCTGGGATAGAACCGTTGTTCTTCAGTGCATTGATGTCGTTGTCGTTTGTACCAACACGCAATTCGGTTTCGAGCAAGCGAGTTGCAACGAACTGTAGTGCGGGTGGAACGATCAACTTCTTAGGCTTAGCAGCGATGAGCAAACCACGCTCGTCTGTCCAAGCAGCGATCTGAATAACGGCGGCTTCTAAAGAAGTCTCGTTTAAGTCAGCGCCAGTTGTTGGCTCGTTTGAGTTGGTACCGCCAGAGACGAGTGGGTGGTCAGTTGCAAACAAAGCAACGCCATCACCGCCTGGGAAGGCTCCATTAAAGCCGTTGTTCAACACAGAAGCTGCACGAACTTGCTTGGTATACGCCATGGAACGAGCTAACGCCTTGGTATAACGAGCGGATAAGCTGTCATACAAGTTGTCCTCAATAGCCTCTTCTGTTAAAGAGAAGCCCTGAGCGATAGTTACGTGGGTATAACGAGCAGTAAATGCCTCTTGTGCATTGTCATAAGCAATAGCTGAGCCTTCGTTTTTAACTGGGGCGGCACTAAAGCCTGACAACTTGGTCTCTTCTTCGAACGAACGCTCAGAGGTCTCAGTTTCGTAGATCTCTTTATGTTGTTCGCCATACGTTGCATACTCAAGACCAAACAAAGCGTTTAGACCTGGGAGCAACTCTTTCAGTAGTTGTGCGCGTGAAATAGCCATTTTTAAGCTCCTTAAGCAGCGTAATCAATACCCGTTGCACGGAGTATTTGTGGGTTGTTCAACTTCACTACTACTTCAGTGAAGGCATTTGTACCAGTAGCTGTTTCTGGAACTACGGAAATAGCGCGAACTGGTAGGGTTGCTGCGTTACCTGCGTCATTAGTAGCAACAAGAACGCCCGCACCAGAGTTACCAGTAGTAGCACTACCTGTACCTTGGTCGATTGCCATGTTTACACCAACAATGCTTTGGTTAACGGTTGTTACAACGCTGTTTGCAAATACAACAGCTACTTTAAAAGCAGCCATAGGATCGTCAACAACATAAGCTACAGCCGAAGTAGCAGCAGCATTACCTGGGTAGTACTGAGCTTGAACGGTTTGACCTTGAGCATTTACATACTGAACACCAACAAATACACCATAAGTGTAGTTAGCAGCAGTGGTTGTAGAGTCATTTGTAACGCCTGATAGTGCAATAGTGCCCCCATCGACTAAAGCCACAATATCCCCGTTATAAATCGCAGTGTTATAAGTACTTGCGATTGGCAATTGACGGGTTGCACCAGCGTAGGGTTTGCCATCCACGCTGTTGATTGGAACTAAGCCATAGGGAGCTGAAACGGTTGGATAAGCCATTTGTATACTCCTAAATTAAAATTAACCTTTACCAAAGGACGTTGTAGACTTTTTCTCGTTAAAGATAGGCATACGTGGGTCACTTTGGCGCATAAGGGTGTTGTCTACAGCCACCATTTGAGCTTCTGTTTGGGCAGCATAGTGATTATTACGCTGTTCAACAAACTCAGAAGGTGTTTTGCAAAGCAACAACCCACCGATCTCAATGTTGTCTTTATATCGACTACTTGGATCTACTAACAACTGAAACTGGGGTTGCTCTTCAATACGCACTGGCTCCCAACCCTCACGCATTTTTGCGGATAGATTGCGAGGATCAGCCTGATTAAGAGTAGCTACACGGATCCAACGATAGTTAAAGCCTGCTTGCTTATCAGGTTCTGGCAGAAGCTCTGGTTGAGCCCAAGCGGTAGGACGCTCATAAGTTGTGCGGGTTTCTAATTCACGAGTGATTCTATTTGTAGCCATTTTTTAAACCTCCAATTTTAATACTTCACGGGAATACTGCTCAGGGCTCAGGCCCAGTTTCTTAATCAAGGCCATTTGCGACGCTTTCAGCTTCACCTGTTTGGAGGATGTGCTGCGTGTTGCCGGAGCTACTACCGTGCTAGGTTTAGTCCGCTGAGATGTTTGATTCTCTTTAGGTTCTACCGTATTGCTGTCCCCATCCAACTCAAAGTATTCAGGAAACTTTCTCCGCATGGTTTGATCGATGCGTTTGTAATACTGGTCGGTACCAACAATATCCTTGCCGTACTCGTCCACTAATTCTTCATGTATGCCAACAGCGAAATTTGACATGGCTTTTTTGGTGCCATACCAAGGATTTTCATCCAACCAGTCTTGAGTTTTGGCATCAATTCTGGGGCGTTGTTGCTCTACTTGTTGTATTTGTACTTCATTTTGGTCTTCTTGTAAAGCGGTAGGCCTAAATTGTTTTGCTTGCTGTGCTGCATAAGTAGCTTCGCTTAATTTAGACTGTGCTTCTACAACCCGATCGGCATCGCCAGACTCAAGCGCTTCTTTGTATTCACGCTTAGCCATTGCCACTTGAGTTTCTGTTTGGCTCTGTACGGTTTCAATATAGGTTTTCTCGCCAGCGGAGTATTGTGCTTTGAGTTTTTTATTCTCGTCAAGCACCCTACGAGCTAGTTCAATTGCCTCTTGTTGTTCACGCAGGGCCGCTTCTTTAGCCCTACGCTCATCGTTCCAGACTTTTTTGTACTGTTGAAGCCGTTCTTTTTGGTCCCTAGGGGTCAATTCTGCTTCTTCTTCGTCAGTAGCAGACTCAAGTGCACGTACCTTTTCTTCAGGCATTGGCTCTTTATTGCGGTCTTCTGGGGGTGTATCGTCCTCGATTTCAAAGCTAATAGTGTCATTATCTAAGGGTTTACCCTTAGCTTCGATTTCTTGTTCATCAGGGAACTTATATTGTTCTTTGTCCATTTAATGCTCCTTAAGCGCGTTTAATGCCCCGTGGGTCCTGAACTACGGCTTCCACTGAGTCATCATTAATCATTCGGAATTCACGGCCATGAATCAATAGTCGTGTGCCAGCATTTGGTCTGACAATTACGAAATCACCTTGCTTGCACCAAGGTCCGTTCGGAAAACGGGTTTTGTCGTTGTAGCAGTCTGGGCCAATATTGACTACAAATAAAACAGTAGCTAGTTTCTCTTCATAGTTAATGGTTGCGTCTGCTTTTAAGAGCCCGCTTTCATACTCTTCTTCGACTTCAGGGATAGCGCAGAGGATGCGATAGCCTGACGGGGTTGGAAGTTGTTTAGCTTTGTCTTCGTCTGATGCTGTGTACTGATAACTACCTACTACTTGCGGACTATTTGGGTTTGATCCAATTAGTATTTCACTCATCTGAATGCTCCAGGTTTTTTGCGAGGTCATTTAGTTCCATCTGCGCAGTAAGAAGGCCTCGAATCTTCCCACACGTAAACTGGTAATCGGCATAGTCTTTGGCTGTACCGGTACCCAAGCTTTCTTCAAGTCCCTTAATTTGAACCTTTAGTTTTTGGTCTAATAGCTCTAGGGTTTTGTCCATCATTTGGTTTCACCTTTTTTAGGGGTTTGCTGGCGGTTTTGTTGCATCATTTGCGCCTTGGATTTAGCTAAATCTATACCTAGTTTGGCCCCAATCTCTTGTTCTTTGGCTGCGCGCCCCTTGTCTTCTTGGGCTACTTTGATTTGAGCGTTCATACCCGCAATCATCTCTTGAGACTTAATGCGGTCACGCTCAATCTGGAGTTGGTCTGCTCTAGCTGCGGAGTCAGCCATAAGTTTGCGGTTCTTAATATCAAC